ATGCAACAGGGGGGTACCTGCTGCGACACCCCCTCCCCCCCAAAAGAAAAACTTCGGAAGAAAGTATTTAAGGCACTCACACTGCCCTAAAGGGTGTCACAATAAGCAATTGTGAAAGGATGTCGCAACAGGCAATTTTGAAAGGCTGAGACCAAGGTCCCAACCTTTCAAAACTTTTTGAACTATGAAGTTGTTGTACTACACACCCGGGATGAGTTTCGAAGGCTGGTTGTCGATGTCGACTTCCTTGCTCACCTTCTTGTACACGTCAAGAGGATCGTACTTCAGGATGTCATCGATGCCTTGCTCGATGAGCAACATCTGATCAGCTTCACTCAACTCATCAGAAGACTTGACCACCCTCGAGAGGTAGGCCGAGCAACAGTAACCGTTGGTACGGTCCCATGAATCCCAAGCATCGAACTCAGTGAACGGATCGAACGGATTGTCCACCGTCGTGAGCATGTGTTGCATCATGTGTGAACTCTCCTATCCTTCTCCATTCAGGAACCGCTTGAGCGTGGTGAGTGAGACACCCAGCTTGTCGGCGACCTGGGCCTGAGACATGCCGGTGGCCATGAGACGCTGGGCCTGGGCCTTCTTGGCGGTGGTCATCTTGACGTCCTTGCGGGGGGTAGCCAGCTGCTTGACCCGGTTCAGATCAGCGTTGTCGAGGATGGCAGTCAGTTTGGTGTGCCGCACTGCACCGGACTGGACGGCGTTCCACTCCTCATCCTCAATATAGATGGGGGTCTTTTTGGCACCTACCCTGTTACGGGCCTCCAACAGGGCCATGCCCTTCATTTTCTTGACCTCGGCCTTGTCCATCCCCGGATTGGCACGCCTTCTTTCCTGGATGGCGGCGTTTGCTATGACCTGGGCCTGTCTTTCACGGGGGCTGTTTCTGAGGGCCACGTTCAACTTGGCGTCGAGCTGGGATACCTCTTTCGCATACACCCTGTTTGCTGACTCGGAGTAGGGCACACGGCCCGTGTTGAGTGCAGCGAGACGGGTCTGATTGGCCATAGCCTTGAGGCGATTGGAATGGTCGGCGTACAGTTTCTCGATCGTGGTGCCTGACGACAGCTTGTGGGCGTCGTCGACATATTCTAGCTTCTTGACCGAGGAGGTACGGGGGGTCATTTTTCCGGTCTTCTTGTCAGGGTAGACAACACCGGTTTCCCGGTATATCTTCTTGCCCGTCTTGGGGTCGACCGAACCGCCCTGGGACGCCTTCTGGAGCTTGCGCTCCGGAACCCGGATGGGGGACTTCTTCTGCGAGATCAGGGTTGAGGCGCCATATTTCTTGGAGCCGTCACCCTTGTCCTGGTACTTCGCCTTGAGCGACTGGATGTTGTTGTCGAGCGCCGACTGCTTGTAGTTCAGGTTGTGCTTCTCGGCGTCGATGACCACCATGGAGTGCTTCACAGCCTGCATGATTTCGTGGTCGTTTGCGCCCCGGATGGTCATGTCCGTGATGAGGTTGGAAACGTCGCCCATCAGCTTCTGCTTCTGAGTCGGACCCAACTTCGGCATCCCTGGGTAAGAGGGATACGCGGACTGAGGGTCGAATCCCTGGAGACCCTTGAGCGGGGGCTGTGTCTGGATCTTCTTACTGTTGTTCGGGATAACGACAACGGTGTCACCGTCGAAGTCAGCCCCCGAAAGACGCGCAGCAACCGAGTGGTGGATACCGACAGCGTCGGTCGCCTTACCCAGAAGTCGCTTTGCCTCACGATGGGTGTTGTTCACCGTGAGTTCGGGGATCTCGAACTTTCCGCCATGTGGATAGCGGACCAGCACGACGCGCTCTCCGTGATCGAACGAGGGTGCATAGATCTCGTTCGACTTCATCGAGTTCATCGGAAGGATGACCTTCGTCTGCTGACGGGGGAGGCCGGCTGCCTTGAGGTGCACAGCAGCGGCATCCAGGTCCTCAGCGTAGGACTCGAGCAGCTTCTTCTTGATCACGGGGTTGTCGAGCGCCAGAATCTCGTCCAGGCCGTCCTTGCGACCCTTGAACGTCTCATCGAGGCGTTCCTTGATCAGGCTGGGCTTCTGCTTCGAGAGCATCTGCGCCGAGAGGGTCTTCGACCAGTTGTCCCAGTCGCCTTCCTCATTGACGATGTTCATGGCAGAGGTCACCTTCGTGGTTCTGCCGTTCTCGTCTTTTGGCCCGATCTGTCGGACGATGGACCCGAAGGGGTTCTCCTGGTCGACAGGACCCGAGTAACGCTTCGAGTCTTTGGGGTCGTCGCCTTCGGCCTTCAGTCGCTGGAGCGGCTTCAGTGCGTCGAGCTTGTTCCCGGTTGCCGACTTGTTCGTGTTGAACTGGAGATCAACGCCAGGAGGAAGGTCGTCCTTGTACATCGCCATACCCTTGAGGTAGTGCGTGCCGTCGACCATCACTCGAACCTGCGCGTAGTTCTTCCCTCCGAGAGATATGTCCTCCTTTCCGGGACGGACGTAGATCACGCCGTCAGCCTTGTCGCCGCCATCCTCCTTGTACGCGACCTTCAACCTCTTCGAGTCCACCGACAGGGGCGGCAGGATGTGGGAGAAGGATCGACCGTTGTCGTCGGAGTAGAGGCCGATGGTCTTGATCTGGTTCAGATCCTTGTACAGATCCCGAGCGTGAACACCCTCGGGGACGAGCACCTTGAGCGTGGTCTTGTTGCCGGCGCTGCCGACCTGGTCGACCTGAAGATGCAGGACCTGATAGCCCTCAGCTTTGAGCATGGCGAGCGCCGTACCCAAGTTGTTGCCGTTCACACCGACGAGGTGCTCATTGAGCTCAGTTCCCTTGCCGACCTGGATGGCGCCCTTGGCGCGAACCTCTTCTCGAAGCATGTTCGAGATGTTGGTCAGACGGTCGTTCTTGTCCTTGGCGCCAGGGGCGAGCAGGGCGCGAACGGAGGACTCGTTGATCCCCATCTTCTCACCGATGGCCACGTTGGAGTAGTTGCGCTCCTTGTAGGCCTGTGCACGAGCGATGTCGGCTGCCTTCTTGGCGTTCCGAGCGATCGTGCGGGTGGCGCGAAGATCCGTGGTGTTGAAGGGCGTGTCCGGGGTATTGAACGCTTCCGCGATCTGAGTCTCGGACAGACCCTGGGCCTTCATCTCGGCGACCATGCCGAGGAACGAACCACTACGCTGCTCCGGGTCCTTGCCGGAACCCCAGGGGTAGCGGCCGGACTTACGGAGGATGCCGTAGTGCTGGAGATACTTCTCTTCAGGGATGATCAAGACAGCTCCTCCTCTCGGATCCGGTTTGCGAGCTTGTCGAACGTGATGATCTTGTCCATGATCAGTGCGATGGTGACTGGGTCTCCCTCGAACTCGAAGACCTCGTCATTCTGGTAGATCCTGAGCTCGATACCCTTGAGGTCGAACGGCTTGAGTCGGTACTCCAAGCAGAAGAAGGCGGCGTACACCTCCAACTGCTTCTCCGATGCCGGGGTCTCACCGGTCTTCAAGTCGCTGATGCGAAGGATCATGTTCCGAAAAGAGATCGCGTCGGCGGTGCCGAATGCGTTGTCGGAGTAGTACAGGATCTGCTCGGGAGTCATACCCCAGCCGATACAGTCGTTGACGTACCGGTTTAGAGTCTTCCCGTTGCGGGGGAGTCGGATACCCTCACGAATGAGGTCATGGGCGAGCTGGTGCAACCGAGTGCCGCGCGCAGCGGCAAGCTGGGTCAGCATCCAACGAGCGAACTTGTCGTCATCGTAGTTGACCCAGTGGTAGTTGCTTGCGCTCATGCGAGCGTGTTTACCGACGAGCTCGAAATGCTTGTTGAAGTTCATGCAAGACTTCCTCTGCGTTCTCCGGGTAGATGAAGGCGCCGAACGCGAAGGCGTTGGCTTTCTCCACGAACCACCGTTGGTTGGGTTGCTCCTCCTCGTTGGCCGACCTCTTGACTTCGAGGAAGGCCCACTTGGAGCGCCAGAGGACCGTGAGGTCTGGAATCCCTTGCTGAAGGTTGGGGTCGTTCTTCAGGATTATGCATCCTGGGAACATGCGCTCCAACGTCTTTCGCAAGTCAGTCTGAAATTTAGACTCCAGTTTTCTCATTGGTCACTCCCTTCGCAGACATAAATAGAGGAAAAGAGGAAGCTTGTTTCCACTCCTTCTATAACATGCTGCGATTACTAAGCGAGAAATTATCAGTTCACATCGAGGAAGATGAATGTGTACCCTGCCGGGAAGACACGAACGCCTTGCACTAGTGACCTGTGAATCTCTCGCTCGAGTAGCCCGTACTTCGTCGCTGGGGCTGTAAGTGTGTCAAAGACTTCTCCTGTCTCCATGAGTCGAATATCGCTGTGGAAGCCGGCGAACGGACGGTGCTTCTTCTCGAGGTGGTAGTTGATGGCGAACCAGCGAGGTCGCCATGCCAGGTTGTCGACCCGACAGTTGGCTCGATCGCCATCGAGGTGAATAGGCGTGTTGAAGTCCTCTCGAAGAGGTGGGGGTAGAAATGCGCGAACCACGAGTCCGGCGACTGAGCGACGGAACTGCTGGGCGTCCTTCATCATCGCCACGGTGAGCATCCCGTATTGTACGGGCGAGTTGCTGAGGGTCTTACCCGACAGCACGTTCTGGACGTAGCCGTAGTTGCTGACGACGTAATCCGGGAATCCCTCAATGGGGAGCCACTCTTCCTGCATGTTCACTCCTTCCTTGGGGTGTCGTTTTGTCTGCCAAGAATCTGCATGGAAAACTTTCTTACATTCACTACTTATTATCATTTCTTTACTTTCCCGCGTATATAAGGAGATACTATAATGATAATAAGTGACAAGAATAGAAGAGTTTTGGGCCCAGGTTTTTGGCAAAGTGGCATCAAGGGGCCCCGAAACGTCCAAAATCGTGTCTCGAGGCCCCTAAAACCTGCCGATCAGCCCTGCTTTAGGGCCTTCAGCTCCTTTCGAAGCTTCCGAAGCGTCCGATCGCGCCTCCGCACCTTCTTCTCGAGGATGTCGATCTCGATCGCATGACGGCGCTCCAGGCCCGCCCGAACCCCGGCCACGTCGGCATCGGAGTTGATTCCGTTGCAGTACGGGTGCAGTTTCCCCTCGTGATCGGCGGCTTCATGCGTACGGACGACGTAGCTGATCTGGCCCTCATCGAGGGTGACCAGCCCAGCGCCACCGTGGGGGAAGCGTCCGGACACGTTGGCGAGGCCGGTCGCTGACGCCTGCGCACGACGCGACGCCGCGACGAGGGCAGTGCGGGTCACGAGCAGCGGGATGGCGAGGGTCGCGGTCCCGTCGCCGGCAGCCTCAAGGATCGCGACGACCGCGAGCCCTGCCGCTGCGGCCTCGGCCTTGCGCTGGTCCCAGGGGCCACGGGTGTCGGGGGTCTGGATGGTCATCGCTTCACGCTCGCGATGTCGGCGGCGTGTGCCGATTGGGTGATGGTGAGCCGCTCGTCCAGGAGCCGGTCGACAACGGCTCGCTGGATGGTGAGGGAGCGCACGTCG